GCCCGAAACACGAGCCCCCACTTGGATGGAATAGGCGGCCGATTGATTAGGAGGCCATACTTTGCCAGTAAGAGCCTCCACGATCATGGAGGCGCAACAAACGCCACACCCTCCAGACTTTACCGTTGCGGTCGGGTTACCGCTCGAGGGGTAAGGTATATGGGCGTAATTGTTTTGATTATAATACATTACCGCCCGCCGCCTTTTCCTCCGCTTTGGCCGCCGCCCGGTCTATTGTATCGTTGAGTACTTTAACCGCGGCCTCAATCATGGCGTCAACTGTGTTGTCTACCACAATATTAAGCTCACTCAAAAGGCCGATTACAAAGGCTTTTTTCTTTTCGCCCAGGCCGGAGCCTTGGATTGTCTGCTCTGCGGCCGCTACTGCCTTGTCAACCCACCCGGACACAAAAGCAAAGTTTTTGGCGGTGATTAGGGCTTTTATGTACGGGACGCCATACCTCAAAATCACGCCCAACAACGCGGCAAGCACCGCGTCCAAAATATAAGTGCCGATGTTCTCCATAATATTTCACTCCTTAAACGCTTGATTCGTCGTTGCTTATACCGGCCTGTAATTGTGCCATAGCCGTATCATGCACAATGCCGCCTTGGGTATTTTCTGCCTTGGATTTGTTCATATAAAACGGAATGGTAAGGCCTATTACCGTGCTCGACGCCGGTATGAGATAAATAAACGGTGTCACGTCGTGAAGCATAAACCCGGCGACGCAAGACACCGCGGAAATGGCAATGAATTGCCCCACGCTCCAGTAAAGCAATTTTTTTGATGTTTCCATTTTCTTTTTAGGTTTCATTTTTAGTCCTGCTCGCTTTCTGCCCTAATGTCACGGTCAAAAGCCCTCTTTTTTTCCTCCACGGCCTCTAGGGCTTGAAAGGCCGTGTCAAGCTCTCCGTTGTGGCTGCTGGTGACAATGGCACGGTAAATCCAAAAGAGGAGCCGCCCGTATGCGTGGTGGAGCTCGTCCTCAATTTTCATGCGTGTTATACGGGTTGCTTTCCGTTTTGCGGCCTCGTCCTCCGCAAAGGTTAGTTTATTTTCTATGTAATGCCGTAATAGAAAAAAGGCAAGGCCTACAAAGCCGCTGCCTCCGATAACCGCCCCTATAATGATTACCGCAATATCCTTTAATGTCATTCTTCCCCGCAACCCCCTATTGTTGTTGCCAGCCTGTCAAGCGTATTGCCGAAAAATTTACAGATAAGCCATTCAAATAGTTTTCTCAATGTTGTATCACCCCCTCTACTGCCTAAAATGAAAGAGACGGTCAGATAGTCTCAATATTACCTATGATTTCTTCGGCCTGTTCCTGCGTAATCCACCGTCCAACGTAGCTTTGCACTTTTTCTGAGTCGATCTTTCCTAATTGGTACTGGATTCTTATAAACTCAAACATATCATCACCCCATCAATGCCAAAATCGCCGCTTCGGTTAGGCATTAATTTTAATGATTTACCATTGCTTATGAAAGTATCCTTCAACTTGCCGGAGATAGGTATAACGGGCGATTACGTAGTCACTGAGCGAAAAATATCACCGCTCATAAAAGACCTTTCAAGCGAGTTTGAGGAAAACTTAAAGGTTGAATATAAGCTAACCGACCGCTCGTATATACAGTCCTACGCGGAAATATTGGACACCTACGCAAAGGAAAAAGCAAAGCTATCTATCCGGGAAGATCAGAAAATTACCGATATTTTCGAGACCAACGAAATTGTCGAGGCAGGCGAGGATATAGATATTGAGCTTGACAGCAATTTCGTGCCGCTGTGGGCTACGTCGGCCGCACAGTTTGCCATAGACGGGGCGCTATTCTCCCCCGCCCATTTATCAATTTACCCGTGGACGCCATAAGGAGGTAAACACCATGCATGTAAGTGAAGCCCCTGCAATCAAAGGGAGTTACCGCGTTGACATTCTCACCACGCACGGCGAGCTCGTCAAAAGCATTAGTTTTGATAATATGCTCACCAACCTTGCGCGGAATGTATACTTAGGAATGCTTAACGGCACCTATGGGGATGTGGAGGCCTTAGAGATTAAGTATTTTGGTTTCGGGGATAATAATACACCGGCCGCGCGCACCCAAACGGCATTAGAGAATGAGCTTTACCGAAAGCAATACACGGTAAAAAACGTAAGCGGAAATACCATTACAACCGTGTGCTCCCTCCGCTCCGGGGAGGCCAATTTTCACATTAAAGAAATCGGTGTATTTTGCGGCTCGCTGGCAACGGCGAGCTTTAATACTGGAAACATGCTTTCTCGCGTGGTTGTTGATATCGAAAAGAACGAGAATTTTATCATCAACATAACCAGGACGGACAGCATAGCGTTGGGAGGGTAATTTATGGCGCGTAGAAACTGGCTTGCAAGGACAGGCACGGGGCTAAATAAGTTTAAGGACTTAATAACCGGCACCATATTCCAATTTGTAAATTGGCCGGACACAGTAGACCAAAACGGGACGCCGTTTGCCGCCGAGTATATGAATGAGTTTGTACAGTTTGAGGACTTGGGTACGGGGCTTACTCATGATGGAACTACCGTAACGGCTCAACCGGCAATAAATGCCGCGTCCGCTGATGCTACAGCAAAGGCTAATGCGGCAGAAGCGGCCGCAAAAGCAGCATCTAGGCCAATTACATGGACGCCAAGTGCGGCAGACGTGGGCGCAGTGCCGACAAGTCGGACGGTAAACGGCAAAGCATTGTCCTCCAATATTACGCTTTCGGCCTCCGACGTGGGGGCAGAGACACCGTCAGGGGCGCAGGTCAAGGCGAATTCTGCCGCAGCAGCGTCCGTTCCGCTTACGCAGAAAGGCGCAGCAAATGGCGTGGCAACTCTCGGATCAGACGGGCTCATACCGGCGTCGCAGCTTGCGACGCGCAAAATGTCTTCCTACGCCGAGGCGGTCTGGTCTGAAACCATAGCTGCATCTGGGGTAATTGATAAAACAATTATAATAAATACATCAAATTATAGTGAAATACGTATATCATTTCAAAGCCAGCCTACTTTTACGACGGCCGACATTAGATTTATTAAGTTGTTGGACAATACCTTAATGAGAATAGTCCGTGGAACAAATTACGATAGATGGGCTGTTTGGCGACCGGAACAATTAGGTGGAACCTATATTGGGTATGTAAACAATAAAACTTATGCGGAATATGCACTAGGAAGCAATGATTCAAATTTTATTAATTTAATTGGCATTGACGTTTTGGACGCAAATCTTATTTTTCACTTTCAAAATGTATTTTCGAATTCGAGCTCCATGAACACTCAAGTAATGGTGGAGGTGTACAAAAGGTGAATTATTGGATCGAATACCGCGCGGGCGTCCCGGTCGGAAAAGGATATACTACATCCGAGATATCCGATGTTGAGAACGGCGATTACAGCTTAAGAGCCGTCACTCAGGATGAATACGAGCAAACAGAGATGATTGTACCCGAATCCGTAGTCGCTCTGCCGACGCTCGAAGAGCGTCTCGCGGCAACCGCATAAGCTCTTTTACCGTCGTATTGAAAGTAATTTCTCCCTTGTTTGTGCCGTAATTTTGCAAAAGGGAAGCGCCCAAAGCTGTGGCGTCCGCAAAGGTTTGTATGCTTGTGTCAGTGACAACCTCCGCTATTATGCCGGAGGTGGTCAGAATATCTCCGGGGCTCGGCAATGTCACGCTTGCACCGGTCTTGTATTTGTAGGAATTGGCGCTCTCTTTTGCAGGGTTCACATAAATAGCCGTCTTGCCAGACGTACTACCGGCGACGGATACCACAACCAGGGCCGCCAATGTCGGCGCGCTCGTGATGGTCGGCTTGCCGTTGATGTGAATATCAACGGCTACGGTTTCCGTGGTGTTGCTGTCGCCGCCTGTCACATCGGCTTTTGCAATGGTGCAACTGCCGGTCAAAACCTCGCCTCCGGCGTGTGTGATTCTGAAATGGGTTTTTCGTGCGTTTCCAAAGTTGTAGCGTACAGCGGAACTGAAAATATAATTCTGCGCGGGGTCGTTTGTCACGCGGTCGCCGGTGAGGGAAAATGTAAGTTGTCCACCTGTCACCTCAGAAGATCCGTAACCCTCGTCACTCAAATATGAGGCTTGGTATAGCACCTCATTAATAGAGGAGGCCACATTCTTGAAGCCTGCACCAATCCGCGCCCAGGTTGGGTTATCTGCGCTCGGCGTGGTATCGATCTCAAGGACGTTTTGATAGTTCAATACTGCTTCGGGCATGTGCTGTTCACTCCTTTAGGATAAATTCAATGTTTACGATTGCCGAATAGAGGTATAGGCCGGTTCCACCCTCACGCTCAATAAATTGGGGAGTGGTCGCCGTTTCGGCTTTTATCCACTCCCATGTGTCCCCGCTCCCGTATTCGGTTGCCCGTTGCAAGGCGTTGCAAATACTAAAAAGCCGCCCTGCCGTGGTCTGTTGGTCTTTGTGCTTCGACAATAAAAGTATGGGTATAATTTGCTTCGCATCCCTGTTGAGGTATATGCTATCGTTATGCCCCGCCGTTGGTTCCATTGAAAGGCCGCCGCTTGCGGGCATTTGGCCTATGATAACTCCCGGAAAGTCGGGGAACAACGCCGCTATTTTTGCCTTGACGGCGTTTAATAATTCGATTTGCGCGGGCATTTTACATCTCCTCACCGACTTTATTTTGGCCTATTTTGCGCCAATCGTCGCCATACTGTGCCCTTGCCGTATGCGCCCATAGCTTTGTGGCGTTCGGGTTTACGTCCGTTGACGCTTCCCCGGTGTAATACTGCTTTTTGGCATATGGGGTGTCCCACACAAGCAAGCCCGCGTCCAAGTCAGAGGCGATTTCTGAACTTTTTATAAGTCCTCCTTGGTCTTGCTTTGCAAAATAGTTGCTGTCCTTTAGTGCCTGTGTTGCCATAGCAAAGGTAGCCTTTTCGGAGGCGGCCGTAACCCGCGCTTTTACGCCGGTCTTATTAAATTCTACGCGTACCTTTGAGGCCATGAGGCAACCCCCTTAAATTAGGCCAATTTCGTAATGATGCGGTGTCGTGCCTGTCGTATAGTGAGGGTACACAGCGGCAACGGTAAACTCTAAGCTCCCGAATGCGATTTTATCCTCCTCGCTAAAAGAGGCACCTTTCGGCAAGCTGTTACGGCAATCAAAAAACATAACGGCTGAAAGGTTCCGTTGCTTGTTCTCTTTATCCGCAATCAATTTGCTTGACGGTTCAAAGCGAACATGTTTTAACTGTATCTCTGCTCCGTACTGTTCGTTGCCCCAATCTCCTTGCCCTATAAACGGCTTTTTAGTTGCTGAATGAGGGAGCAAAGAGCGGGGAATGGGCATTACTACCATGTATGCACCCCCCTATAAAGCAAGCCGGTAGGCTCCAAGCAAGAGATAGCCATAGGGGAAACGCGGCTATCTCTTGTCCTTTGCTTGTCGCTCCGGCTTTGCTGTATGGAAAATTTGCCAATGGTCATACTTTCGCCCGCAACCCCTTGCCCGCTGTTCGCGGTTTCAAAGAGGCCATTTTGAATTAAGTACTCCGTTTGGTATGCCGTAGCCCTTTGCACTTGATTTTGAATGAAAGCGGGGAAAGAGGTAATGTCTTTTTGTTTCAAAATATACCCCGTAAGAACGTCTATAATATCGCTTGCGCGTTCAATGATATCGTCAATAAATACATCACCAGCAATATCATAATTGCCTTGGAAAGTGCCAAGGTAATAACTCTGCGAAACATACCCCATTTTCACCGCCTCCCTTTATTATTCCGTCTTGGCTACGACGGTAGTATTGCCACTTGCAACCGGCAAGCGGCTTGTCGCGTCAATGAGCGCGACAGTGATTTTATGGCCGTTTGTCGTTGAAATGGGAACATTGGCGGCCGGTAAATCCGTCCACCCGTCCGCGGCCGCAAGTGCTGTGCCGAATGCGACGGCCGGGGCGGTGCTTTCTGCAATCTTATAGACAAATTTCGTGCTGCTGTCGAGCGCGCTTTTATCAACAGAAACCAACGTATCCCCAATCTCAGAGGTTCCGGCCTGGGAAGTAACGGTCAACGCGCCAAGGGCCGGGTCATAGTTGACGTACAAGCCGCTCTCCTTGTTCTCGTACGTCCATGCACCATGATAAATAGAAAACATGATTTTCCAGAACTCGCCCTCCTGGTTTGTATCGGGATCAATGACTTTCGATACATAGGGGCGGGCTATGGCGTCGGCCGCTTCTCTTGTGGAGATAATCCAGTTGATACCGCTTGCAAGGTCGGACACAACAACGCCGCCAATGGTCTGCCCTGCGGTGCGGCCGTCGTTGATTGAAAAGGCGTTTTTCATATAAGCGGACGGTGTACCAATAAGAAACTGCTCATTGATAGCGTCAATTTTCAGATTCACGCCTTTAACGGTCATATCGCGGGCGCTGATATACTTTGCAAGCGCGGTGTCCTGCTCCAAGAGGCTTTTTACCTTGGTGGAAATCTGTATGAAAAGCTGTTTGTCCTCGCCTACCTTGTCCTGCACCGAGGCAATGTCACCCAAAAGGGTGGAGAGGGCATTGCTTGAGCTTATAGTTACCTCAACTATAAGCCGTTGGCCGTCGAACCTCCTTATTTTCCCAAACACCGGGTTACCCCCTCTTTAATTACCCGTCATTTCCCAAGGCGTCTTGAAATCCTTCCGAATTTAGCACCTTGCGCTTTACTGCATTAAACTCTTTGACCGGTATCTCTTTGGTGCTCTTATAACCGGTAATTTTCGTGAAAACCGCCCCGGCGCTTTCTCCCCATTTTTGATTTGCGATTTTGACAAGCTCCGCTCCCTGGGCTTTGCTGATGTACTGCGGCGGCGGGGGAGCGGGCGGGTTTTTCAATCCCATGCCCTCACCGTCCGGGTTTGCGTCGTTGTCTTCGTCGGTGCATAAGCCAAGGAAAGAGCCGATTGCATAGCGCTTTGTGTAGGTGATCGCCGCGCCCTCGTCCTGCTTGCTCCCGTTTTCATTCACCCGGAGCTTGTAGTAATCGCTCGTTATGGCTTCGCCGCTCTTGTGAATGATAATTACTTGGAGAGCGCTTTCTCCGCGGTCGTTTGTCCCCAACGGCTCCAGAATAGCAAAATTGTTATTTGCCTTGACATGGGAGTAAATCTTGTCCAGGGTCACATACTCAAACTTGGTGCGTTCACCGGTCTTTTTGCTCGTGTAGTCCACTTTTCCGTTGAACTCGATACCCTTAAACCCGTTTACAAGGGCTATGAGGTCGGCCGCAAACTCCGGTGAAACCTTGCTTATATCCATTTTTAAGCCCCTTTCACATGGTCGCGATAGTAATTGCAAAACTTGCAAGCGTTGCAATACTCAGCGCATTTCTTATCCTCACCCGGCCTCACTTCTATGAAGTCGCCGCCATTTTCGAGCATCCAGTTTTTGGCCTCCTCCTCGCTGTCGAGGACGCGGAGGGCAGTTTTGCGGCCGTTCCTCATAACCGCGTGTTTGTCGCCGGAGTTATAACGCTCCTCGGGCGTGCAAAGCGGGAGCTCGTCGTCCGGGAGCTTTTCGGCCTCGGTTATGGCGGTCAGGCGGTCAACGAGCCATTTCTCGGTGGCGCTGAAATCCTCGGCCGTAAAGTCAAAGGTAACCTTTTTAACAGGTAGTAACGGGTAATCGGGCTTTATTTTGGCGTCGCGCTTGCTGTGATCTTTAAGTATTGCGACGATCTCGCCGCGCTTCACCTCAAAGCCGATGCGCTGGAGCATATACGCGTAAATGAGTAATTGCCTTTTCCAATCACCGAAATTGCCGAAAATTATTTTCCATACGGAGGCGGTTTTGTAGTCGGTAATTGTGAGCGTTTCCGCGTTGTAAAGGTCGAATTGCCCGGAGAGGGTCTTGCCCGCAATCGGTATTTTGAGCCGGGCTTCCTTTATTTCCTCGTCGGCCTCTTTGTGGTGCTCAAGAATGCCGTGTACGGCGGTGCCGAAAAGCAACCATATCATGTCTGAAACGTCGCTCTCGATCTCCGTACCGTGGCGGCGTTCAAGAATCGCCTCGCGTATGCCTTTTAATAAACTGGTTGCCCTGTATTCGTCGGGTGCAAGCGCGTAATCGCGCTTTGCCATTTCAACAAAGGCCTGGGGCAAGCCCATTTTGTTGGTAATAATCATCTTGATTTTTCCTTTCGTGCCCGCTATAATAGCGGTAGAGTTCTTTAGCTGTTGACCGCTTTGGACGTTGCCGCGTCCGGGCGGTCTTTTCCTTTTTGCCGAGCGGCGTACTCGACCTCAAGGCGCTTAATGCAATGGCACAACCATGCCGTTATGTTCTGGTACCCGCACACTCGGAGCTTTTCTTTGAACGCTTTTAGATCGCCAACGGATTGCCGGGGAATCCTCGCAAAGAGCTTGTATGTGTCCGCTTTGTGGCTGTCCTTTTTAGGGCGGTCTTTTTTTACACCAAAGTCTACCTCCTCCGGGGTGACGATCTCCCGCGGCTCCCTTTTATAAAGGCCGCATAAAACCCGGAATTGTGGGGGAGTGGGTAAGCATACGCCGTTTTCGTAACGGCTTAACATCCCAACATCAGCGCGACTGTCCACTTTCTTGAGCTCCGGAACAACGTCTGTTTGGAGGAGCCCGGCGTCGAGCCTTGCTTGCTTAAATTTCACAATCTCACCTCCTTCGGCGCTTAGCGGCGCTTAATCGCCTTGTACTCGTTATATTGCTGACGATATCTATAGCTATCTCCAAATACGTTCCATGCGGCCTTTACCAGATTTGGTTCAAATGGTCGTATTTTTTCCAAGTCTTCTACTGCTTTCGCTGATATTGAACATCCGCAACAACCTGTTCGCGTTAGGCCGTACACCTCATAGGCATCCGAATAGCTAATTCCGTAGTAGTCTTTGTACCACTGCTTATCTGCGTCCGACACATAAAATAGGGGTCTGAGCCTGTATTTTCCGTCAGCCGTTTCGGAAAAGCACATTGATGTATTATCCTTGCGCGGAACAGACCGCATACCGCCCTCGTCTCGGCGCTCTCCCGTGATTATCATGTCAAACGGCTTTTGCGCGCTGTGCGCAACTTGCTTTTTGCAGTAATCACAGCATTTGTTGCTTACTTTGAACGGGATTGGATTTTCCATGATGAAATCCAACATATATTTTGACGAGTTTATGACAAGTTGGATGTCTGGCCTCGGTTCTCCCTTGGAATTGCAACAGCATAGGAAATTAATCGTTGTTTCGCACCCCGGATATCGTTTTTTAAGTTCCAGGCGTTTTGCCGCCTTATCCTTTGCGTCTGCGTATTCTGCGGCGATTGATAGCGGGATGTTTTTCTTCTGGATTCCCTCAAGTCCGGCTGACATGATCTTTGAAACAAACGGCTTCCCGTACTCTCGCGTGGCCTGTACGATACCCTTTTTGGGCCGGTGCTCGGTGATTGTAACCCCGTACAGTTTCTCCATCTCGCGGACATGGCGTTTTATTGCGTCCATCTCAAGCCCGGTGTTAAAAAAACAGTACTGGACGGGCGGGAGATTGAAGACTTTGCGCACCGTCTCGATCAGGTGTAACATGATGTCGCTGTCGCTTCCTCCTGAATAGGAACAAATTGCGTTTGGGTATTCTGTCAACCTTTTTGCTATTATGCTTTTAATGGCTTCAAACTTTTTCGGCGCGTTAAAATCCGCGTAAGCTGGACGGTCTGTGTATACTTTGCTTTTAAATTCAGTTTTCATTTTTTCTTTCCTTTCTCACCTGCTGAATCCCACGGCCAAGTATGTAAACATAACCCAAGCGGCCGCGAAGAAAAGCGCCTGTATAGTGCCGCGTGCTATACTTGCTGTTCCGCACTCAATTGCTCCAATGCTTCCATACATAAACAGGAACGAAAGGAAAGCAAGAGCGCCGCATACCGTCCGGCCGGTTATTCTTTTCCTCACCCTACGAAGCATTGAGCATTACCTCCAGAACATCGGAGAGCATGTCCAAGACAACAACCGGCGAAACCTCGGCAGTTTCCCGCTCAATCTCTTTTCCGTCACGGGTAAATGTCATTTTTACGGGTATTGTCATGGTGTGCTCTCCTTTGTGTCTGTTTCCGTAGTATCTTCCGGGATAAGTTCTTTCGGGTTCATGCCAAGCTGTGCGGCCAATTTTTCGATAGTTTCAAGTGATGGAGATTGCCCGTTTTTCCACCCGGTAACATTGCTTTTACTCATTCCTGCGGCCAGGGCTACGGCGCTCGGGCTTGTTCCTCGTGCGGTACATATTTTTTTCAGATGATCATAGAACATTAATTTCACCTCACTTTTTGGCAGAACTAGTCTTGACAACTCTTGCCAAGTATTGTATTCTGTACTTGCGCGAACCGAATACAGAACTCGACAGGGTTTGACTTTGCCTAAAGTACTGCTTTTGAAACTATTATAGTATCGAATTGCGTACTTGTCAACCCCTAAGTTTCGTATTGCATACTTTTTTAAATGCAGTATATAAGGGGCTGTTTTTTATGTTTTTTGAACAATTAAAAAAAATCTGCCGCGAAAAAGGGACAAGCCCTAGCGCGGCAGCGTTAGCGATTGGAATGAGCAAATCGGCCGTAACTCGATGGAGAAAAGGGCAGGAACCGTCATTTGGCGACGTGATTAAACTCGCTCAATTTTTAAGCGTTGAAGTATCGGATTTAATAGACGATGATACAAGGCTGAAATTACAAAAAGAAGCGATAAAAAAAGCGCCCAACCTCACAAAAGAGGATGAGCGCGACATTGCCCGTGATTTGGAGGCTATTGTTGATAAAATGGCAACAGGTGGTACCTTAATGTTTGACGGAAACCCTCTAACGGATGAAAGCCCGCGAAAGTATTATAGCGGCTATGAAGCTAGGTCTTGAGGCGGCAAAGGTAAAAAACAAGGAGAGGTTTACACCGAAAAAATATAAAGGGGAATAGGGTAATGGACATTAAAGAAATTGCATCAAATTTGTGCGTACGCCACGGCACAAATGACCCTTTTAGAATCGCCCGTAATTTGGGATATAGCATTGTATTCACCTGCCTCGTTGGCATACGTGGGTTTTACCAGTACATAAACCGCTGCAACATCATTTATATTGACAGTTCATTAGACGAGCATCAAGCCCGCTTCGTCTGTGCGCATGAATTAGGTCACTCTCTGCTCCATAAGAAAATGAACCGTATTTTTATGGACACCCGTACCCACATGGTTACAAGTCGCTTTGAAAAAGAGGCTGATAAATTCGCTGTTGATCTTATTTTTGATGATTACGAATTACAAAACCTTATAGAATATTCCACCCAAAGGGTTGCGGAGTGCTTAGGTATCAGTTATGAGCTTGCCGAATATAGAATGGGGAGCGTAAACCCGCAACTTTATCAATAATTATCAAAAGGGGTAATAATCCATGAAAAAACTGCTTGTGTACATTCTTCCTATTGCTTTGGTGTTTACCTTTGCCGCCTGCGTTTCCGATGTCGGGAACACGCCCGAACCGTCCAACAATGGCGAAACAACCGCGTCCTCCACCGAAAACGACACTATAACCTCTCTTGTCATGAACCAAGAGGACGCTCAAGAGCTTAAAGTAGGAAAGACATTTAAGTCTTATGTAAAGGTTGAGCCTTCCAAATTTGACGCCGGGCACGTGGAGTTTGTAGTTATGCACCCGGAGATTGCAAGCGTTGAAAAGGGAACAGACACAAGCGGTGCGGTGTGGTTTACTGTTACTGCAAAAGCACCGGGGAAAACGGGGGTATATGCTCAAACGCCGGACGGCCAGATAAAAACTAAACCGATTGCCATTACCATTTACGAATAAAAATCCCATTTTCACCGGGTAAGTGGAGGTATAGTATGAGCCTTTTTGATAAATTCAAAAATAGTCGGAAGATACCAACCGAAAGCGCTATTGTGCAGATAGTTTTTCCCGGAACAGCTCCGGGTGGTTACATTGCAAAAAACATTGTTCTTCGCTCGGCCAAGATGGTTATTGATGATAAAACCCGCATTATTGACGATTGTGTAAAGCTTGTAAATGAATCATACAACCCCGTTGTTTTTTTTAAGCGTTACGATTTACTTATATCTCTATGCAAGGAAATGGCCGATATGGAAGAATACTATCCTTTCAAGGATCCTTTGCCATCTACGCAGCTTTTGCATCTTAACGAGCAAAAGCCCCTTACGATAAATGATTTTATAGATAGATATTACGAGAGCATAAACTCAAAGATATCGAAATTAAAGACAGAAAAAGCGCGCATTGCAAAATCTGTTGAATTTTATAATACGTTATCCTCTTATAACGGTATCATGGAAAGCGAGAATATAGCTAAATATTCCGACTTATATAGACAACTAAAAACAAAAATAAACGAGGGGGCATGACCCCTCATTTAACTCTTTTATATTATGTTTAACTAAACCATGAAATGGGGTGTTATTATAAAAGCCGTTATATATGCCCGTTTCTCGTCCGAAGATCAACGAGAGGAATCAATAACCGCACAAGTGCGCGCGTGTTATCAGTATGCGGAGCGTGGCAGTTTGGTTGTCGTCCACGAGTACATAGACAGGGCAGCAAGCGCGAAGCATGAAAAGGTGTCAAAGCGTGTAGAGTTTCAACGGATGATAAAGGAAAGCAAGCGCGGCACCTTTGACGTGGTACTCGTACATAAATATAACCGCTTTGCCCGCTCCAGGTATGACCATGCTGTGTACGGTCAAATACTCAAAGATAATGGCGTGCAACTTGTGGCCGTGGCTGAAAATTTCGGCAATGGCAAAGAGGCCATACTCATGGAGGGGTTGCTCCAGTCCCTTTCAGAGTATTACCTTGCTGATCTGTCGGATGAAGTAAAAAAAGGCCACAAAGAAAACGCATTGCAAGCCCTGCATAATGGTGGTTTTCCACCGTTCGGGTATGATGTGGTAAACCAAAAGTATGTAGTCAATGAGTTGGAGGCCTCGTATGTCCGGCGCATGTTCATGGCCTGCATTGAGGGGAATAAATACAATGACATATTGGACGAGCTCAAGGAGGCCGGAATAACCGGGAAGCGCGGCCGCCCGCTTGGGTACCCGTCCATTTACGAGATATTGAGGAATGAAAAATACACGGGAGTTTATGTCTACTGCCAAACTCAAAACAAAGGGCGGCGGGATAGGAGCCAGGCAATACGAATTGAGGACGCATTGCCGGTTATTATTGACCGGAATACTTGGGAAAGGGTGCAAAAGATCATGGACAAAAGGAAAAACAAAGGCCGGAAACCCAACAAAGAGTATTTGCTTGCCGGGCTTATTTTCTGCGAGTGCGGGGCACCCATGCACGCATACACTACCCGCAAAGAGCGAAAGAGGGGAGAGGTTGAGTATAGATATTATGCTTGCTCCGCAAAATGCGGAAACAAGAACATAAAAGCCGACGACGCAGAGAAAAGCGTTTTTGCCTACTTGCAAGCCCTTATGACCGAAGAAAACCGCATAACCCTACAATCTACCCTCACGGACTATATGCGGGAAATAAAGGCGTTTAGAGAAGCCGACAATGCCAATATTAAAAAAGAGATTGCCGAGAGGGAAAAGCAAATAGAAACGATCATGCAAAACATGAGCGCGTCTGTATTGCCACCTCCCGTGTTGGAGAGCATGGGTAATAAGATTATGGAACTAAGGGAGCAAATAGAAACACTCACCACCGAAATGGAACGTCCGGCCTCGTTCGATAAAGAGGAGGTAAGCAAATACTTTGACGCCGTGGCCGATCTGGAGCACCAAAGCGAGAGAATGAGCAAAGACACCGTGCGGCGTTTCGTTGAAAAGGTAGAGATAAAAAAACATTCCATAAACGTAACAAGCACGTTTATGGAATGTCTTGAAAATCATGGCTGCGGGACAAGGATTTGA